ACCTGAATACAGGAATGGTTGGGGGCAAAGGTTATCCAGCGGCCGTCTTCACCTGATTCGTACCTGGTGGCTAGACAGACGCCCTTTTTGGTGGCCTGACTAATGCGGTTACGCTCTACGAAGGTGTCTCGGTCCTGGTCGGCTTCTACGGGCTCGTTGTCGGCCATATCTATAAGGGACTTCAGGGCTTCCTGGTCCCAGGTGTCATCACCGACTTTTGATTCTAGGAACTTCTTAGATACCCAGGTTAGGGCGGTAACGTAGTCCATGTCGTCGATAGATACTCGTCCCTGTTGAGGAACTAGGTTGCGAGGGTTCCAGAGCCAGCAGTCGGGACCAACATAACCTGTAGTGGAGACGTTCCAGTCGTAGAACATCGGCATATAGCCGTAGACGCTAGAGTAGAGCTGCCACATATTAAGTTTTTCTTGGAAGGGATGTTGGGCGTTAGCATTGGGGTAAATCCACTTCTGCCTAAGGATGTCCATGAAGGCGGCTTTGCCGACATCGGCTTTTCCAGCTGATTGGGTCTCACCCTCTGGTAGTTTGGCCATAACTCGGTCGGCCCTCTCTTTGGCAAGAGTAGTGGCGTAAGAGTCGGTAATCTTGGAGCCGTCTACGGAGTTGGAGACAGAATCGTAGACGTGACCCAGGAGCATGGCTTCGTAGGCGTCGAAGGTGTTGATATAGTTCTTATGTATATCCCAGTCTTCTTCATATTCCTTTTTGTACTGGTACTCGTAAGCCTTGGGGTCCTTAGCTTTAGGGTCTAACTGTTCTTTTTTCATGTGTTTATTTTAGAGTCCTTTTATGCTGATTATACACCATTATAGCAAGCCGTAGCTATTGGTTTCACGGAGTAGAGAGTTTTCTGGAAGCTTCTCGTCCTTGGGGTGACCAAACTTAAAGAACAGCTCTAGATAGCGTAGGGCATCCAGGGAGTCATCATGGCGTTTTTCTGGCAGTTCAGTCGGCACACGGTCTTCCTTAACTTCCTTATAACGGTAGTGGGTCCAGTCGTAAATGGTCTTCTTACAGGTACGGGAAACGAAGTAGTTAGGTTGGGGTTCCCCGATAATCTGTATTTTAGGCTTGATTCTTTTTCTAAGGAGGTCGATACCAGAGAGGATGGAGTTCTGTTTCTTGGGAGCGGGTACGACGGGGTAACCCTTGGAGGCCATGTAGTCTATTAGGTCGGGCCTTGCGGAATCAGCAATTATGGCCGTTATTTGGCGGTCTCCCATCTTATAGCGTATTTCAGCCAGGGCGTCTTCTAGTTGGATGCCAGTGCCGTGAATTTCATCCCACTGGTACCAGATGTCGTCGCGGGTGATGCGGACAAAGCAGATGGCCATGGGGTGTCCTTCGCCGAAACCGAAGTCCAGGGCGATGTAGTCGGTGCCCTCTTTGGGGATGTCGTCGGGGTCGATGACGTGAATCTTCTTATTAAAGGTAGGATAAACGGCACCCTGTTGGGAGAATGGAATAAGTTCGTGCTCCTGTAGGAAGGCTCCGAGAGTACCCTCTTCCTCGGCCTCTTTACGGAGTCTGGCGACGGTTTCAGGTTTAATTTGAGGGTTATCTCTCCAGGTAGCTTCAGAGAAGTACCAGTCCTTGTTGGTGCGGGCTCGGTCTAAAAGCTCATTCCAGGAGTCCTTGTCCTTGGCAGTACCCATGAAAGCCGCCCACCCATCGGTAGTTAGGAGCATGGGCTGGTAAACGAAGTCCCAGCCGTAGCGGTCCTGGTCCTGGTATTCGTCGAATATCATGCCATAAGACTCGCCTCCACGGTGGGAGTCGGCCTTATCAGAGCCCAGGAGCCTAATTGTGGCGGGGGGTTTGGACTCGTCGGGTACCAGCTCTTCCACGCCCCAGGGGAACTTCACGGTCCCACGGAAGTGGTGGAAGGTAACGGTTAATGTGGATTTGTTCTGTTCCTTAATGAGACCCTTGGGGATGAGGTGGAGGTACTGATTCCAGGCGACGGTCTCGGCTTGCTGGTATTCCTTGAAGACAATGTGATGGGGCCCCTGATGGAGCATACAGGAATACATCAACTGCTGGACGGACCAGAGGGTCTTACCAGTACGGCGGGACCAGTAGAGGACTCCACGCTTGTAGCCATCTATCAAGAAGGCCCGATGAGCTGCCCTCTGGACATCATAGGGTTTATATTGGGACATATTATATTTTTAGTTTGTCGTGGGCAATTACCTGGGGTTCGTAACCACTGGTCTCTAGGACCCTAACTAGGCGGTTGCCGACAACTTCCTCGCGGACAGACTCGGGACGAGCGGCAGGTTGGGGGTAAAAGATTTCCATGAGCCAGTCCCTTATTCGAAGATAGCGCATCTCGTCTAGGAAGGCCTTTCGGAACTGGTCATCTATCTCGATTCCCTTTTCACTGGCTACCTGTACGGCGGCATCGGGGTCCTCAAAGAAGGTAGCACGGTGTACGCGGTACTGTTTAGTGGTTAATTGCTGGGTTTCAGGGTCTCTCATCCACCTCCAGAGTTCGATGCGGAACTTAGGCTCGGTGTAGTTCACGCCATCCTTCTTATAATTAACCTTACCAACTTCCCACTTCAGGGTGAAATTCTGCTTAAAGGCGTGTTCCTGAAGGGCAGGTTCATTGGCGAGCCTCTCGCAGGGGTTCGGCCAGTCCTGGGGTAGGGTAGAGTACTTAGTAATAGCCTGCACAGCCTGCTGTACGGGAGGGGTGAAGAACCGCTCCTTCTCCAGCTGTTCAATCCTACGCAGGAGGGCATCTACGGTCTCATTGGCCACGGAGGCTTCCTGCTTACTCTCATCCACTTCCTTGGCCTTGCGAGCCTCCCTAGCAGCCTTCATTTTCTCTCCGAAGGCTTTTCTTTCTTCCTCGGTCCATTTCTTCTTGGGCATCTTATTGTCTTTCTGGCGGTAACAATAAATAATAACTTTTAGACTGTTTGTTTTAATTAAATTCTAGTTTATTTTTTAAAAAAGTAAAGATATAATGTGGGATTACTAGTAGTAGTAGTAATTTACAATCGTATTTACTAATCTGCCCATCTGCTACTACCAGGTGGGCGGTTTAGTTTAGGAGATAACATGAGCAAGCGAATTCCCAAAACATCTGGGACAGAATGGCTCTACCTCTCAATGGCAAGTTTTAACGGCTCTGGTTATGCCGATAAATCGTCGCCAGAGAATTATTACGAGAGCTACCTGCACTACAAGGCGTGGCGCAGGGAGAAAGATGCCGTCAGAGCGGCAAAACAGTTTAAGGCCGAAGGGCTAGCCTTCGCAGAACACCTGGTGAAGGCTAGGGAGGCTGGGCATATCCCCAGCGAAAAAAGACTCAAAAGTTTCCAGGCGTTCAGGGAGCGAATGGGGCTACTACTATGAAGGGCTGGGTAAAAGTCCACAGAAGATTGATGGACAACACATTCCTAAGGCACGACCCCAACGCGATGCTGGTATTTCTAAAACTACTCCTAATCGTCAATCGTCAGGGTCAATGGTCAGGGGGTAGGCGCCAGTTGGCCACTCTGTTAGACGTAAACGAAAGGACACTTTACGACATTCTTTTGCGCCTGGAAGCCCAACAGATGATAAAAATTGAGCCCAACCACAGATATTCGGTAATTTCAATCTGTAAATGGACAAAATATCAGGCATAGCCCAACCATGAGCCAACCATGAGCCAACACTATATACAAGAATGTAAGAAGGTAAGAATATTATTACTTACGTAATAATAGCTCCATCGCCAAAAAATTTGGCTTGGAGCTGGTGGTTAACGAATAATATGGTTTACGTTTTACTTTGTTTAATCAGAAGTCTGTGGTATACTGTAAGTACCGACCTTCCCAGTAAACCGACTTGACTTCACTCCAGTCACCACATACAATTAAACAGTCAACTGGATTTCCAATCACCCTTGCATAAGTTGACTCCTTTCTAGAATAAATAACCCCCTATCCACTACTACGGGGGTTGTTTATTGTCCACCAAACCCATTAAACATAATCCCTTTTTATCTCATTCTTCAGTAGGGTATGGTAAGGCTTAATGGTGGAGTTTGTAGGGGGGTAGATGAACCTGTGGGAAATCCGTGGGGGAAGCTGTGGGGGAACTTACGGGGGAAACTGTAGGGGGTCCTCTCCGCTCCGCTATATTATATATATCGGAGGGGTTGCTTCTACTTACGAAGGGCGTTGCGGGGGGTGTACCCCCGTTACAACTTTGTTAAACAGTTTTTCGTGTCGCAAAATACATATTGTGCGACATCACTATACCATAAGCTAAGGAGTGTCGCTTGTGTCGCTGTCAAGTATATTGTCAGATATGCTGGTCAGGTCTATGTTTAGGTTGACACTGGTTGTC